GCAAAGCAGACCCGACCTTTTATCCCGTGATCTACGGGGCGGAGGAAACGGACGACTGGACCGACCCGAAGGTGTGGAAAAAGGCCAACCCTTCCCTGGATATTACCGTGGGGATGGATAAGGTCAAAGCCGCCTGCGAGTCGGCGAAACAGAATCCGGGAGAGGAAAATTCCTTCCGGCAGCTTCGGCTCAACCAGTGGGTAAAACAGGCGGTGCGCTGGATGCCGATGGAAAAGTGGGACGCCTGCTCCTTCCCGGTCTCCGAGGATGACCTGGAAGGCCGTGTGTGTTACGGCGGTCTGGACCTGTCCTCCACCACAGACATCACGGCCTTTGTCCTGGTGTTCCCTCCGATGGACGAGGAGGACAAATACTGCATCCTCCCCTATTTCTGGATACCGGAGGAAACCCTGGAACTGCGCGTCCGGCGGGACCATGTCCCTTACGATGTGTGGGAGCGCCAGGGGAAGCTCATGACCACGGAAGGGAACGTGGTGCATTACGGCTACATCGAGAAATTCATTGAACGCCTGGGGGAACGGTTCAACATCCGAGAGATTGCCTTTGACCGGTGGGGCGCTGTGCAGATGGTGCAGAACCTGGAGGGCATGGGCTTTACAGTGGTCCCCTTTGGGCAGGGCTTTAAGGATATGTCCCCGCCGACCAAAGAGCTGATGAAGCTGACGTTGGAAGAAAAGATCGCCCACGGTGGCCATCCGGTGCTGCGGTGGATGATGGATAACATCTTCATCCGCACAGACCCGGCGGGCAATATCAAAGCAGATAAGGAAAAATCCACGGAGAAGATTGACGGGGCGATTGCCACCATCATGGGGCTTGACCGGGCGATCCGCTGTGGGAACGAATCAGGAGCCTCCGTCTATGACAGCCGGGGGCTGCTTGTGTTTTAGAAGGGAGCGTGACAGATATGGGATTTTTCAGCGGGCTATTTCGTTCCAGGGACGCCCCGAAGAACCGCACCAGTGGCAGCGCCTACAGCTTTTTCATGGGAGGAAGCACCAGCGGGAAACGGGTAAATGAGCGTTCCGCCATGCAGATGACAGCGGTGTACTCCTGCGTCCGCATCCTCTCTGAGGCGGTGGCTGGGCTGCCGCTGCATCTTTACCGGTATACGGAGAACGGAGGAAAGGAAAAAGCAGTGGAACATCCGCTGTATTTCCTGCTCCATGATGAGCCGAATCCGGAGATGACTTCCTTTGTATTTAGAGAAACTCTGATGACACACCTGCTCCTCTGGGGAAACGCCTACGCCCAGATCATCCGCAACGGCAAAGGGGAAATCCTGGCGCTGTACCCGTTGATGCCGGACCGCATGACCGTGGACCGGGATGATATGGGGCGGCTGTACTACGAATACCGGGTCAGCAATGAGGATGCGCCCACCATGAAGGGTAGCACCGTGCGGCTGCGGCCCTCGGATGTGCTGCATATCCCAGGGCTTGGGTTTGACGGACTGGTGGGGTATTCCCCCATCGCTATGGCGAAGAATGCCATCGGCATGGCAATCGCCTGTGAGGAGTACGGGGCGAAGTTCTTTGCCAACGGCGCACAGCCCAGCGGCGTGCTGGAGCATCCGGGGACCATCAAGGATCCCAGCCGTGTGAGGGAAAGCTGGACGCAGACCTTCGGCGGCAGCCAGAACGCCAATAAGGTGGCGGTGCTGGAGGAGGGCATGAAATACACGCCCATCTCCATCTCCCCGGAGCAGGCGCAGTTCCTGGAGACAAGGAAGTTCCAGATCAACGAGATCGCCCGCATCTTCCGTGTGCCTCCCCACATGGTGGGCGACCTGGAAAAGAGCAGCTTTTCCAATATCGAGCAGCAGTCATTGGAGTTCGTGAAATACACCCTGGACCCCTGGGTATCCCGGTGGGAGCAGGGCATGGTGCGTTCCCTGCTGGCTGCGGAGGAGAAAAAGGAATATTTTATCAAATTTAACGTGGATGGGCTCTTGCGCGGGGATTACCAGAGCCGGATGAACGGGTACGCCATCGGGCGGCAGAACGGCTGGATGAGTGCCAATGACATTCGGGAGCTGGAGAACCTGGACCGTATCCCGGAAGAGCTGGGCGGCGATCTGTACCTCATCAACGGCAACATGACAAAGCTGGAGGATGCAGGCATCTTTGCGGCAGGGGCAGCCACGGAGGAAGGAAAGGAGGAAGAATCCGATGAAGAGATTCTGGAGATGGAAGAACCAGACGGCGGGTCAGACACACCAGGAGGAGAGGACGCTGTTCCTAAACGGCACCATCGCAGAGGAAAGCTGGTTTGATGATGACGTCACGCCCCAGCTTTTTAAGGATGAGTTAAATGCCGGGACCGGCGACATTACCGTCTGGATCAACAGCCCCGGCGGGGACTGCGTGGCGGCGGCACAAATCTACAATATGCTGATGGACTATCCCCATAACGTGACCGTAAAGATCGATGGCATTGCAGCAAGCGCGGCCAGCGTCATCGCAATGGCCGGCACAAAGGTGCTGGTATCGCCGGTATCCATGCTGATGATCCATAACCCCATGACGGTGGCGATGGGCGATACCGCGGAAATGCAGAAAGCCATCGAGATGCTGGGGAGCGTGAAGGACTCCATCATCAATGCCTACGAGATCAAGACCGGGCTGTCCCGGACAAAGCTGTCCCACCTGATGGACGCTGAGACCTGGATGGACGCGAACAAGGCAGTGGAGCTTGGCTTTGCAGACGCCATCCTGCAACGGGAGGATATCCCGGAGGACGTGGAGCCGTCTGCGGTGTCCATGCTCTATTCGAAAGCCGCCGTGGTCAATTCCCTGATGGATAAGATCGCGGCGAAATGTATCACAAAACCGAAAAACGAACCCCAGGGCCGCTCTGTAGATAGTCTCTACGAGCGGCTCAATCTTTTGAAAAATTAAGGAGGATTTTGTTATGACGATTCTTGAACTGCGCGAGAAGCGCGCAAAGGCATGGGAAGAGGCAAAGGCGTTTTTGGATTCCCACAGAAACGAGAAGGGCGTCCTGTCTGCGGAGGATGACGCCGCCTACACCCGTATGGAGCAGGAGATCACGGACCTGGGAAAAGAGATTGCAAGGCTGGAGCGCCAGGAGGCTTTGGAGGCGGAGCTGAACCTTCCCGTCAACAAGCCCA